CTATACGCTTAATATAGATTTCTTGATAAAAACTGTCAGGTCTTGGGTAATCATGCGTTACTCTCCAATACCCCCAACCCATGCGAACAGCAAAGTCAAAAGCATTATCATAAGCAGCGTCAGCATCCGATTGATTCTCAATATGCCTAAGAATACCTGTAATGATTTCAGCAACTTTAGCGTCTGACTCATTGTTCATGCCATGAGCTTTCATTCTTGGTCGCTGTTGTCGTTGCTGATTGGTAATTTGTCTTACATACGCATCAATCTTATTAATAGTGAGATAAGGTCTTGATTCTAATAGCCTTGAGTTTTGAATTTCGACTGGCCATTGGTCTCCACCTGCAAATTTAAGGTCATCTAATGCTTCAACTCGATTATTAGAGTCGTTATCACTACAGAATCTTAGAAACTGTTTGGCTTCTTCAATAATTCCAGACTCGCCATCATCTTCTGTCGAATAAATACCACCATTACTTTGTACGTTAGTAACCATAAATTTTCCTTATTGCATCCAACTAACCACATCATAGTTCATCGGTTTGCGTTTGACTACTTTTTTCTCATGTACCATCAATGCAATATATCTAAAAGCATCAGCACCATGACTGTATTGGTCGTGTAATGGCTTTTGACTAAATGCTTTAGTATCAGGGTCAACGCCATACCTATAATGCCTTAAACATTGTAATCCTACGTCTGTATTGGTCTTATCAAAGTAACAGGTAGGAAATATTGTTCTAGCAGCATTAATTGAATCTGATATAGGCACTCTTTCTATTATCCTAACATTATATCCACTAGAACGCACGATTTCTTCTATGCTTCTACCATTCGCAGCTAATGTTTTATTCTGAGCATCATGGGGTAAATATAGCGTTTCATAGACATAACCAAAGGTTTGCATCTTTGCTAATATCTCGGAAATAGTAGTCTGAGTTGTCTCAAAATAACGTATTAGACGAGTTTCCATGCCGATAAACTGTACGAACCATATTGCTGTAGCATCAGCCCAACCAATATCGAATACAGCCATAACTGGTTTAATAGGGTCATAAGGAACATTACAGATTCTTCCATCTTGCTCGGTTCGGTTCATTTCTTTAGCGAATACTGCACCATCTATTGTTGAACGAGTAAAGCCTTCCCAAACGTTTTGATATGCTTCAAAGTCTCGGTTTTTAAGAGATTGACGTTCTAAATCCAATACTTCAGGAAACCAAGTATTATCTGACCAATTTACTTTCTGAACAATAGCGTCTAATGGTGGACTAATAACAAATCGCTTATATGTAGCATCAGTAGGCAATTCAGGATTAAATGTAATCCATATTTCGCTGTTTTCTTTACGGATTGTTGGTATTAATATATCCCAGCTAGTGTCTGTTACGTTATTAGCCTCTTCTACCCAGCAATAGTCTATGCCTTCAATCGACTTTAAATTGTTAATATTGTTCTTAATACCAGCAAAGATAAACTCTGAGCCATTAGTTCCACGAATAGTGGATTGTGTTACTTCATAATGAGCTTCTAAGCCTAAGTTATAGATTTGGTCTACCAAGAGCTTATGAACAGAATCCCTAATAGAAGTCTGAAATTCCCTTGCACATAGTATTCTTAGTGTTCTTTGTGCTCCCATGCAAAGTAAAGCCCTGGCAACTGAATGAGACTTTCCAGCACCACGACCACCATAAAGCACACGATAACGAGAGTTTTTTGGCTCAAATAAGCACTTTAGCTTAGCAGGGAATGATGGCCATATTATGCCTTTGTCATCAATCTTGTTTGACATTTGGCTCTACAAAAGTAATGTTAATACCTTTAACTTCTGTTCCTTCACCACCTGAAAACTCAGTTACATTGGTTTCTTTCCATCCAGCTCTTGTCTTTAGCCAAAAGATAGCAGCTGTCATATTGCCTTGTTTTGCCTTCTGAAATAGCGTACTTGCTACTTGGCTATTAGCATCTATTCTTCCATCTTCTAAATCTTGTCTATAGTGTTTTCTAAGCGTTTCATCATTAATGCCTAGTTTATGGGCTATATCAACATAACGAGTTCCTACAGCTGCCAATGTTTTCACTAGCAACCTTGTGTTGTCATCAGGAATATGTTCTTTGCCTTGACTCATAACTTTTATAACTCCCAAAGTTAACCATTAACCATTCGTTTATTTTGTAATTTTTTTAATTCTTTGTCACCATTTAACCTTTTTAAGGCTCTTTCAGTAGCTTTATTTTTCATTCTTGACAATTCTAAAGGTTTGCACTCACATTGTTTTAAGTTTTTTAATGTATAAAATACAAAACTATTTCTAAATGATGTATTACTTTCAAATTCTATAGGTGTTACTCCATGCATTACGTTTACTCCGTCTACTATTGCTAACCAACCATCATCTTGAGCTAGTGCTATACGATATTGTGGCATTACAAAATAACCACCTTTAGCCATTCTTTTGCTTATTATGACATTACTAAAAACATTAGCCATATTTCCTGCATCTACATGGTATTTAATAGCAAAACCTTTATTAATGTTTATAGTACTAAATGGTGTACCCGTTTTTACCCAATCTTTATTAATTAAGTTGGCTTCTTTTTCAAAATATTGGCTCATTTCAGGAAAATCTGTTTTATAAATACCCCATAATTCTTGTGCTACTTTGCTTAATAAATGAAACATTTTAGGGTTTTGTTTTGTATCAGCACTAAACCTACAATAATCTTCCCTTAAAGGAACTCTGGGTAATGCTCCAAAAACAGTAGATTGTGTAAATGTTCCTCTAGTTCTTTGGCTTTTTTTAGATGTAGAGTTTGCACTAGCATAAGCAATAATTTTTTTTATTTCAGGTGATACTTGTTTGTAAGTACAGATAAGTTTGTCTTTTTCATAAATTTGGCATTCTTCTCTAATTACTTCATCGTAATCTTGAATAGTTGGTATTTTTCCTTTATATTCAGAAAAATCAATATTAAAAGGTTTATCTATTATAATTTTTCGCATTTTTCATTAACTACAGCCATAATAATTGTAGAAAAATCATCAATTTGCATATTTTCTTTTAGTTTTAATAAATTAGTTGTAATAATATTAAACTCTTGTTCGTCATAAGCAAGCCTTAATATTTTAGTATCACCATCAAGAAAATTATTTAATTTTTCTTCTGGCAATAAACCTAAATCTGCTATTTGCTCATTATTTAAGATTTGATTAAGTTCATCAACGTCAAAACCTAATAAATTAACATCAAAATTAAATTGTTCTAATGTTTCAATTTCTAAACTTAACATTTGACTATCCCAACTAGCATTTAAAGCTAATTTATTGTCAGCAATGATTAATGCTTTCTTTTGTGTTTCACTTAAATGAGCCAACTCAATAACAGGTACAGTATCCATACCGAGCTTTCGAGCAGCAAGCATACGACCATGCCCAGCGATAATGCCATTATCACCATCAACCAAAATAGGATTAGTCCACCCAAATTCTTTAATTGAAGCAGCAATTTGTGCCACTTGCTCATCAGAATGTTTCCTTGAATTGTTTATATAAGGAATAAGTTTGTTGATATTCCTTAATTCAATTTTAGGCTTGTTCATTTGGTGCTTCAGGTGTATTTTGTGCAATATGTTCTTGAACTTTTGCGTTAGCGTCTTTAATCATTCTATCGTGAAGTTCTTGTACGACTTCCATAGGTAGTTTACGCAATCCAGCAATAATAATCTCTATTTCGCCAGCAGTATGCTCAAATGCTACTTTTATGTCTTTAATGTTCATTTTTTACCCTTTTTTTCTGTTTTCTTAGCTACTCTTGCTTCACTATACGCTATTGCAACAGCCTGCTTAACAGGTTTACCTGCCTTGACTTCAGTTTTGATGTTTTCTTTAAATGCTTTAGGACTTGCTGATTTCTTTAACATAATCTCTCCTTAACAGTTCCAGTTCTTTAAACTTGCTTTTGCTCTTGGTGCATCACCTTTTGCATGCTTTACTACCCCTTCCATCCTCGAGCAGAAGGATTTTTTACGACCTTCATCAGCTTTAGTCTTAGGATTTGGTGCTGGTGCTTTTAGATTACTGCCATTCTTTGCATTGTATTCAGCT